GACAAGACATACAGGAAATTCTTGGGTTCTCTGAAAGTGAAGCATTACAAGGCCGTGATATTTCGGGCAAGGCTCGACGAGAACGTAAACTTGAAGGCTCGATGTCATCTTACGTCTTTCAGGACAATCTCAATCAAGCTGTTGAACAAGGTGGCCGTATTGTAAATGATTTGTTGCCCTACATCATTGGTGATGAAGAACGTGAGATGAATATCTCCAAGAAAGACGGAAAGACTGATAGGATTGTGATGAACCAAAAACAGGGTGAAGGTGATAATCAAAAGATCATGAATCAATTGATGCCGGGCGAATTTGATGTTGAGATTGATACGGGCCCTAGTTTCTCTGTTCAAAAAGATATTGCGTTAGAATTCTTACAGCAAACATTACAGGTATTTCCTCAAGCATTTCCTCTCATTGCTGATCTATGGGCTAAAAACCTTGATGTCCAATTCATGCCACAAATGGCTGAACGCTTCCAGACTCTCGTTCCACCGGATATTTTGGCTAAAGAACAAGGAAAGCCCGCACCTCCAAAACAGCCTGATCCTCAACAGATGATGGCTGAAATGGAAATGAAAGAAAAAATGTCTAATATGCAAAACAAAGCGCAAGAGATTCAATTGAAGCAACAAAAACTTGAGCTTGAAAAACAGCAAATGATATTGGATGCGCAGAAAATGCAAGCTGAGCATCAAGTTGATTTATATGATCATGCGCTGGATGTGAAGAAAGCTGAAGTGGTTCATGGAATGGATCATAGACGCCATGAAGATGAGTTTACTCACAAAATCGCATCTATTTTATCTGTATTACATAATTCGGAACAACAGAGAAGTCATGAAAAAGAGATGAATAGAAATAAAGCCTCTACTCAGTAAAGGCTTTATTTTCTCGCCAATTTATTATTGATTTTTTAAAGTGATCCAAATTGTGCAATACTTCCGCTTCTAATACTATCGTATTGCTTGGATCATTTTGTTCACCATTTTCGGTAGTTAAGATAATACGATAACCATCGTATTGAGCATAAACAGAATCACCTAAATATATTCGTTTATTTATCATAATTAAAGCCAATGCATAGCGTGTGACATTATGCCAAATAGACCGGCAAAGCCGCCTATCGTAAAACTTAACAACCACATAAATCTTGAATCTATTTTGCTATTCAGCCGATCAAGTTTATTTTCTACTCGATCAAACCGAATATCAAGCTTTTCAAATCTTTCATCTATCTTATCAAACCGTTTTTCTATTCTAAGTAATGCCTCATTAATATGCCCTATTGACTGTTCAAGTAACGCTATCCTCGTATCTTCTGTCATATTTTCACCTATTTTATGTGTTTTCATTTATTGATCATCCCTTAAGTAAATACCCATTTTATCGTCTAATTATAGCAGTAGGGTATACCTGTGTACCTATTTTATTCTCAAAACAAGCGTAAAATTTAACTATCGATGACAGGAGTTGTCGGGCGACTAGGACGCCTAAAACCTATGGGCAATGAATGCCGAAGTGGAGAAGAATATGGATGTTCGCGCAGAGTCGAATCAAGGCCAGGATGGTCTTGCTGATCAAGTGATGGATAGTGTTGGGGTCGAAGAATCAGAACCTAATGTGGAAGCATCGGGTGGTGAGGAAGGCGACAATGCAGAGGGAACACACTCGAAAGAGAGCTTAGCCGTCCAAAAACGGTTGAAATCTCAAAAGAGGTCTCATGAACGTGAAGTTCGTGAGTTGCACGCCAGAATTGGCGACTTGGAGTCTAGGATGACTCAACCCAATTATCAACCACAAGAACAGCCGACAAATCCCTATCAAGCCCCGCAAGGCGGCGGGATAGATGAGCATATCCACAAGGCAGTGAGCTATGCACTCCAGCATAAGGAAATGGAGGAGCGTAAAGCGCATGAAGCGCAGAGTCAGGCGCATGTTCAAAGACAGTATCAGGAGTTTCAAAAGCACCTTGATAATGTCGGCGACAAGTACGATGACTTTCATGATGTAGTATTTGGTCGTGATACACCTTATACCCCATCAATGCGTGATTATGCGGTCACACTACCGCGTTCTGGTACAGGAAGTGCCGGAGAAGTGCTCTATAAGCTTGGTAAGAATCCTGAAGAATTAAGCCGTATTTCCAAACTCCACCCATTAGACCAAGCAAGTGAGATGTCAAGACTGTCTCATGCTTTGATTAGTGGTGGCGAAAAATCAGCATCTGCCCCCAATCGTCCTCTTGGACAAATCAAAAGTAATCCAGTCACCAACTCACATGTGGTCACAGATAAGACACCTGTCGGTAGTATCCGGCAGCGCATGAAGTCGGGTAGCTGGAAATAGCTTTTAGGATTATTAGCTTGTCCAGCCGCCTCTTACCAATGGAATGGAGAGTCGGGCAATGCCTAATCAATTTATTAATACGCAGTTAGTTTCAAACACAGCTCTCGCGATGTTCGCGAATAACGCACCTTTCGTTATGACTGGATCTAGGATCTATCAAGATGATTTCCAAAACTCAGGCTATAAGATTGGGGACACACTTCAGGTTAGACGGCAGAATAATTTTATTGTCGGTGATGGCTCAACGGCTGTCCCTCAAGATATTATCGAAACAGTTGAGACTATCACTGTAGCCCATCAATACCATGCCTTGATTGCCTACACCGTACAAGATTTGTCTTTACGTATCGAAGATTTCAGCCGCATGTTTATTCAGCCTGCGATCCAAAATATCATTTCCCAAATGGAAAGTGATATTTGTTCTGCTGCTGAACTGGAACTTTATTTCTTCACAGGTACGGCTGGAACCCCAATCAATTCTTTCCAAACGGTTGATTTGGCCGGTGCGAAGTTGCTTGAGCAGGGTGTTAACATTTCATCCGATGCTTATCTAGCTATGACCGTCCGTGATGGATCGAGCTTGAAATCCGCTCTTTTGAATAACTTCACTCCAGTATTTAACGAAGATATTGTCAGACAATCAGCGATTGGACACTTGTCCTATTTTGACATATTTCAATCTCAAAATATTGTGAGACATGTAGCAGGTGCAGGCCCCACCTTACATTCAGGCGATACCTTGACGGTAAATGGCGCGGTTTCATCAGGCAATACCATTATATTAGCTGGCGCAACAGTGAGTGTTACTAACTATTTCTTACCCGGTGATTTGATTTCTATTGCTGGTGTATCAAGTGTTAACCCACTGTCTCGCACATCGACTGGCCAGAACATGCAGTTTGTGATTACTGCTCCTGCCAGCTCAGATGGTGCAGGCGCTATTACCATTCAGGTGAATCCAACCATCATTAGCAGCACATCAAGCCCATTGCAAAATGTCAGCAATGCGGTTCCAACCGGTGCAGTTGTTACAATGGTGCCAAGCTATAACGTGAACGTTGCCTATCCTGCACGTGGACTTGATATTGTCTGCCCACCTTTATATAAACTGCAAGTGCCTTATTCCAGCGTTGCAATCGATCCTGAAACCGGATTGTCATTGGCTGTCACGCAAACTGGCGATATCTTAGGTTACCAAAACTTAATGCGTATCGACATTCTGTGTGGTTTCAAATGGCACCCACAATACGCTGTTAAATTATTGTCATAAGGAGTACGCCCGTGTCATTGAATTGCATTTATCACAAGACCCAACCTTTCAGGGTTGTCGAAGATGACATTGCAGACGAGTTAGTTGCCGCGGGCGAATGGTTTAGACATCCCAATGATATACACAAACAAAAGGAATTGACTCATGAAGAACCGATACGACGGAAACCCCGGAAAGGAAGCAAGCATAGCGAACGTTCGTCAGAGCCGGATGGAAGCGATGCACAATGCGACGAACCAATTCGTTAAGAAAGTTCAAAGTGCGCAAGCCGCTCATGCAGGACGCGCGCCGAACCTGAAAGGCGAATCCATGGAATTCAACGCTTACATGTGCAACAACGGCGAACATGCGCAAGAACTTGCGAAAGACATTACAGCGGGCTTGGATAAGGTTGCATTCCCCGTTAAGTAATTAAAAGTTTCACCCACCTCGAATTCCATGTAAAATCACATGAAACACAGAGGTGAGTGAAATGAGAAAAGAGACGTGTAAGTGTGGAAAAATAAAAGAACGACGAAGCGCGGGAAACTGTAATGCTTGTCATTCTGCATATACGCGTAAATGGAAAAAAGATCATCCACTTACGGAAGAACAGAAAAAAAGAAATAAAGAGAAAGCTACATTAAGACGTGAAAAGCGTCTTTCAGAAACAAGAGAAAGAAGACCTAGATTGGGTGCATTGCCAAGAATTTTAAGACCATTATGTTCATGGTGTGATGCAGTAATTGAAAATTTTAAGAAGAAAAATTTTTGTAAAAAATGTGCTGCAAAATATAACCGGGAATGGAGAAAGAAAAATCCTAGAACCGAAGCGGATAAGCATAAGGACAATGTAAGAGTTAAAACTAGATATAGAATTTTACGAGGAATGTTAATAAAACAACCTTGTGAAAAATGTGGAGAAACAAAAGTTGAAGCGCATCACGATGATTATAACCAACCTTTTGATATAAGGTGGTTATGCGTGAAGCATCATAGAGAGCATCACATATTGGAAAGGAAGTCCAATGGCGCAAATAGTAAGGACAACAAATGACGTCATAGTTAACTCACTATTCCTGTTGGGTGAATTAGGTACAGCAGAAACACCCGACGCTTTCATGCTTAAGACAGGGCTTGAGTTAATTAACGAACTATTAGATAAATTTTCATCTGACAGTATCTATATTCCGTTTCTAACAACGCTCGATCATACCTTCATTGTTGGAAAAGATACGTACTCTATTTCAGATATGATTTTAGGTACAGATATCACAGCTGACCGCGTAGTTGATTTGACCTATGCAAATTATACGGTGCCGGGCACAGGTATCAATCAGCAATCGAATCCCATTTCATTTAATTTTACTGCTGATACGGTAACCAATACCATTACATTGGGTAATACCGCAGCGTTTCCAACGGGCACACCGGTTGTCATAACCACATTTGGCACTATTCCATTACCACTGATTGCGGGCGTTACCTATTACACGATTTTTGTGAATGGAACACAGTTAAAATTAGCTGCAACCGAACAAAATGCATTGACGGGCATTCCCATTGTCCTCACAACAAATGGTGTTCCTGTAAACGTCATTACGACTTATCAAGGAAATCTTAATGCCAGCATGACGGCCTTAATTTATCCATTACGCATTATAAACAAACAACAATATTGGGGTGTAGTTCGACAAAATAACCTCATGGCACGTCCCGGATTCATCTTTTTGAATAAACAGGCTCAAGAGAGTTTTGTCACGGTTTATCCCGTACCAGACCAACCTTACCCCTTTAAGTTGCAAGTGAAAGCCATGATTAATTCATTGGATGCGCAGGACACATTGGGCGAGCTTCCACCCAATTATTATGGATTCATGAAGTATGCGTTAGCCCGAAAATTTCTTGCCTATTATCCATCAGGTAATTGGCCTCAACAAAATGAGGATGAATATCAAGATTATTACATGACTTTTAAAAACTCGAATGAAACAGATTTAACGATACGACCGTCTGTCACCTTGACGGCACCCGAACCGTTCTACTGGCCAAATATTTTGAGCTACTAATGACGCAGACGACTGACTATGAAATCGTTGGAAGTTACAACAACCAGAGAATAAGCAGTATTGACGCTGAACGCTCTGTGAATATGTTCGAGTATATTGATGCCCTTGGAAAAAAACCTAAATCACTTATTAATACATCGGGGCTTGCAAATACAAATCTTGATTTCGGAGCAGCAACAGGTGGTGCTCGTGGGCAATTTGTTTTTAAACAACCCTCTAATGGTGATGTGAACGAATATATTATTTTTGGTAATTCAGTGTTTCGTATTAGTTCGGCTGGAGCCGTTTCTATTTTAGGCACCCTTGTCAGCACAACAGGCTATGTTGGAATTGATGCAAATGCTTTTCAGATAATTTTTGTAGACGGGCAAAAAGGTTATATATGGGATACAACTTCATCAACATTCACGATGATTACCGATCCCGCGTTTCCGGCAAAACCCATTGATGTTTGTTATCTTGATGGATTTTTTGTTGTAGCACATGGGGATACTAAAAACTTTCAGTTATCGATGTTTGATCAGGGATTGGTTTGGGGTCCTGATAATACTGGAACACCTAGCACATTTACAATGGCCGCTGGAAGTTCCAATGTTGTTATTACATTTGCAGCGGGATTTAGTATTGCAAATTATCAGGTGGGAACACCCATTGTATTTACAGGCGGCGGATTACCGGCAGAACTTGTCGCTGGTACGACATATTATGTTCGATCTATTGTTAATCCTACAACCATTACTGTTTCAGCAACAAATGGCGGCGGTCCCATCATATCGGTTGCAGGTGGTGCTGGAAACATTACCAATAATGGACAATTACAACAAGGTTCTATTACCTCACACCCCGGAACGATTGTTGCGTGTCGCACGCTGCATAGAAGGTTATTTTTATTTTCGCAGAATTTCACGGAAGTTTGGGAAAACCAAGGTATCGGCACGAATCTTCCATTCAGAAGAAACAATTCTTTATTAATAGAATTGGGAACGCCTGCGATCGGAAGTGTTTCAACAGGATTTGATCGATTATTTTTCTTGTCTCAAGACAAAGACGGATTAGGTTCAGTCATTATGGTAGGTGGAACAGACCCAATTCCCGTGAGCAATCGTGCGCTTGATTTTCAATTAGCGCAATATGCAGCGGTCGGCCATGTCGCTGATTGCCGCGCATTCTTGATTAAAGAGAATGGACTCATTTTTTATCGAATGAATTTTACTCTGGCCAATCACACCTATATTTATAATGTGACTTTAAGCAATCCGATGCAGGAAGAAACGAAATATTGGCATGAAGAAGAAGTATTAAATAGTGACCGCCATCCCGCGCAAACCCATGCTTATTTTAATGGTATTAATTATGTAGGTGATTATCTTAATCCGATCCTTTATAGAGTTGATCCCGCTGTATATACCAATAATGGTGAAGCTATACGACGCATGAGAATAACCAAAGCCTTTGTGCCGCCGGGATATCAGAGAATACGCATTGATCGATTACAGGTTGATTTGCTTCAGGGAAATATTGCAAATCTGATGCCTATTTTTGAGGAACTTGATTTAGTTACTGAAGATAGTTTTATTTTAGAAACAGAATCAGGATTGGATATTTTATTAGAGCAGGAATTAGTAATTTATAACCCTGATCAATTATTCGTATATTTATCTATTTCAAAAGATGGTGGTCAAACTTATGGATATTCTATTGGTTCGCCAATGGGCTTAATTGGCCAAAGAACTTTTAGAACGTTGTGGAGAAAATTAGGTACGACTAAACGTGGACAGGCGTTTGTGATAAAGATTGAATTTTTTGATCCGGTGCCTTTTGTAATTATGGGCGCATCGTGGGCGATGGAAGTGTTACCAGAATAGAAAGATCCGGATTTCAGGATTTCAGAATCCGAAGTGAAAATGTTTCCGGAATTCGTGAATGCCTGAATGCTTGGCGAGTGCCGGACAAAATGAGATTAAAAGGATAAAAAATGGCAACCGATTTTGATCAGTTTCCACTCTACGACCCGGTTGTAAAACCGGCAGATAGAAAACTGTCTGACATTTGGGTCGGATCAATGTCAACTTTTTACATGAACCTGATCGGGTATTTAACGGCAGGTGGCATATTAATGCCGCAGGTTACAACGGCACAAAGAGATGCTTTACAAAACGTACAAAATGGACAAATGATATATAATACTACGTTAGGAACTGCCCAATACTTCAAAGCAGGGGTTTGGACGTCTTTCTAACACTATACAAGGATGTGTAGTCATGATGAGTGGACAAGGTGGATTTGGCGGTGGCCAGGGAATGATGGGCGGCATGCAGGGTGGCGGCGGATTTTCAAGCGGTCTGGCAGGACTTCTAGGCGGTATGTTTGGAAATTCTGGCGCACCTTATGAAGACGCCATGAAACAATATCAGGAATGGGCTAACAAGGCTCAAGGCGTACAAAATCCCTTTCTCAATGCTGGAACCGGTGCGATAGGTAATTATCAGCATTGGCTTCAAGGTATGCAAGATCCGACCAAATTCATGAACAACATGATGGGTCAATATCAAGAATCCCCATGGGCTAAATTCCAACAACAACAAGGCATGCGTGCTGCAAATAACGTAGGTTCAGCTTCTGGCATGACCGGCTCGACACCTTTAATGCAGCAAGCACAGCAAAATGCTCAAAATATTTCGTCTGGTGATATGAATAACTGGTTACAGAATGTATTGGGTGTTAATACGCAATATGGTCAAGGCCAACAGAACTTAATGGGAATGGGACAGAACGCAGCTAACGCACTCATGGGAATGTATCAAAACATGGGTCAGCAGATGGGTGATGCGGCTTATGGACAACGCGCTGGTCAAAATCAGGATTTCTGGAACATGATTAGCGGCGGCGCTAAAATGTTTGGATTCTAGGAGAGGAATTGTTATGGCATTACCATTACCAAAGGTTGTTGCTGATGTAGAAGCTGGCGGCCCTCTAGCTACTTCCATGAGAGGCTTGAATGCGCTTACACAAAGCAATGTTGAGGCAAAATATGCGCCTTTGACAGTACCGGCTAAAGCAATGTCTGAACTGGCATACTCCAGTTTTGTACAGCCTCAATATTTGGCAAAATTAATGGGTAATGAAAATTTTGTTGCCAATATGACGCCTCAACAACGTGAACAGGCTAAAAATATGATATATGGCGCTGGAACAGGTCAGGTCAGCGGTAATTCCATGTTAAATATTCCTTCCATTATGGATCAGATAAATCAATCGCCATTACAGAAAGCAGTTAATGCCGTAAAAGGCGCTTTTGGTTTTGGCCAGTCTTCTTCAGGATCGACTCCTGTTAATGCCATGTTGCAAAATCAGCCTGCACAACAACCGATTGCGGCAACGGGTGGTGCACAAGGAAATGCCGATTCTAGTTCTTATGATAAGAATGGAAATAACGTCAAAGGAACTCCACAAGATGTTGATGCGGCAGTTACTCGATCGACTCCTCAACAAGCTGGAACGACTACAAATACAAGTGCGCCTAATCCAGATCAATATGCGGAAAATGCAGCTCATTACCGAGGTATTATCAAGGCAGGTGAAGAACTGGGAACAGCTAGAGGGAAAACAATTGCTGATCTTGGAGAACAACAGCTTACTTTAAGTAATTCGGGGGTCAGTCTTGATCGTCTAACAAAGATAATTCAAAATCCTGAATTTCAAAATATGCGCAACCAGATTCCATTTTTTCAGGATAAGCAATTAGGTGTGTTATCGAAAATAGGAAATAAATCCCAACAGGATTTAATAGGTGATTTCATTTCTACAGCGCAAGCATTTAAAATTTCTACTATTAATTCATTCAAAGGTAAGACGCTGGAGAAAGAATTTAATTTAGCAGATAAAATTAAAATCGATGAAAATGACACGATGGGTGTTGCTCAAGGAAAGCTAAGAGCGCTAACCACATTAAAAGATATAGCCCAAGCAAAAAATGATATGATCATTGATCTTATGACGAATAAAAATATGAATCAAGGTGATGCTGTACGGATAACAAATAAATTAGTTAAAACAAATGACATTGAAAAACAGGTCAATAATATTTTAAACCCTCCTGTTACCATCATGTATAAAAATAATCAGAAATATCATATTCCGAATGAGAAGGTAGATGCAGCTAAAAAAGCAGGGTATTCGAATGGCCGATGAATTTGAGCAATATAAAGTATCCGAACCTTCGGCAGATTCTTCTCAGGATGAATTTGAACAATATAGGGTTCAAGAGGAACCGAAAGAAAGTTTTGGAATGTCGGCAGCATTGGCACTTCCTAGGATTGCTACTGATTTAGGATCGAAAGCTTATAATGCAGTACAATCTATTCCTAGTTATTTTGAAAAAGCCAAAACAGAAGCGCCGGGATTTTTAATTCCGGGTGGAGAAGCCAGCCGTCATCCATTTCATTCAATGGGACAAGGAATAGCAGGAGCTAATGAAGCCATTAATTCTTTAGCACAGCTTCCATTGAATGTATCAAGATATGGATCTGATCGTTTACATTTGATTCCACAGGCGATCACAAACGCGATTCAAAAAATGACACCTGAAGATACGACAGAAGCAATTAATCAGCTGTTTGGTCAACCTAAATACGCAGGTGAAGCGATGCTTCGCGGTATGGCAAGAAATGCGTTGCCTTTGACTGGAGCGTCAAGATTAATGCAAGCGGCTCCGCACTTAACGCAACGTGGGGCTTCTCGCGCTTTAAGAGATGCTCGACAAACAGCGGCTACAAGAAACATAGGCGCTCTTAATGTTGATCCTGATTTAATTGAAGATACACGGCAATTCTTACCCAATACCTTGCCTAATCGTAATGCTTTAGATGCGGCGCAGTATGGGGATTACAATTCATTATTTAAGTTGCAATCAGATGTTGGTAAGAGTGCTGGTGATTATGCAAAATCAAAATTTTCTGCCGCTGAGAGAGCGCATGGAAAAGCAGGACTTGCTGCAAGAAATAGATTATTAGATGCTATCCATGAGAATCTACAGATACAAGGACATGGTGATATTTCGGATTTATTAAGACAAGGACAGAAAGATTATAGTAGGTATATGAAATTCAAGCCATATAGAAATACCTTGCTTTTGGGGAGTGCTGGGTTAGCTTTACCCGTTAATCATATTGCGAACTTTTTGAAAAAATTTGTATCAGATAATATCCAATAGCAAAAAATAAGTAGCCATATAAAAATAAGATAAGCATTAATCACCTCGTTTGGTTTATTAATGCATTATAAAGGATAAATGGAATAAAAAACAAGCACTATTTTTATCCAATAAAATCAGTGTTTAATGGTGTTTAGAATAGTAAAATAGAAACTCATATCACAAGGAAGTGATAAAATGGCACTTACATTTCAATTGGGCGCTAATCCCAAATGGTATATAGCTGATTTGGTTGGCCGTCCATTAGGCGGCGGCTATCTTGCAACTTTTAGCAGTTTAAATCATTCCATATTAAATCCTGTTTTCACAGATGCTACTGGTTTGACCACATGGCCTTATGTCACGATTCCAAATGAAGGTGGAAAATTAGGTGTTTTATTTGATGAAAATGGATCGCAAGGGCCATTCTATTTTCAATTAAATGATGCGGTTCCAGATCAACTTTATTATCTTGAAGTGTATGATTCAGATGGCGTTCTGCAATGGACAATTGATGATTACTCACCGCAATCAGGTGGTGGCGGCACGATCATCACAACGGCTGTTAACATCACTAATCTTGTTACCAACAATATCATGCTACGCAATAATATTTTTGAAATTCCGGTAGCGACATCAACATTCCTAAAAATAGCACCGGGTGCGCATTCTGGATTAGCGCTAACCGCATCTAATGCGGGTCCCGACATTGTATTTCTTAAAACAAATACGACTGCGACAGATACATTGGCTTTTGCTAGATTTGCGCAAGGTGAAAAGTTTCCTAATGGTGAACCAACTCCTATTGAATATTTACGTTATGTTTGTTCAATTGCAGGAGCCGCTGAAATCAAAAAATGTGTACAGTTTCCTATAACGCATGGTGTCCAAAACATCCAAGATCAAGCGGTGACTGTCAGTATTTTTGCACGATGCACAGCTGGTAATACATCTCTTACCTTGAATTGGTTTCAGTTCTTTGGTGATGGGCCATCTGCTACTGCATCAGTACCCATAGCCATTCAAGTCCTTACATTAACTAGTGCATGGCAGAAATTTGTTATTGTGCCACCCGGCGCCAATGTTCCGGATACGACAGGAAAAGTGGTAGGGGAATGTGGAAATGATGGATTATTTTTACAAGTTCAATATCCACTAGATGCAGCAACCACAATAGATTTCACAATGCCATCTGCTTATATAGGAAGTATTTCGCCGGGAATTAATTTCTTACCCAATGATGCCATTGAATCGGTGATGTATAACCCGCGAACCGGTTATGTGACTCAAGGTTATGATAATGAAGCGATGGGCGGATGGGTCACGATGAACGACGGGACTCTTGGAAATGCTACGTCAGGCGCTACTGCTCGTGCCAATATCGATGCATTCCCTCTTTATAGCATGATCTACACAAATGTTTCCCGTACATGGGCACCCTTGTCAGGTGTTGATTTAGGAACCGCCGTTGCTAACTTTGTTGCAGGTAACCGATTAACACTGACTCGTGTATTGGGTCGTGTATTAGGAACACGTGGATTTGGTGCTGGATTAACAGGCCGCGTGATGGGTGAATTTTTAGGTGCTGAAGTTCATACATTAAGTATAACTGAAATGCCAGCTCATACACATCCACCCGCTGCGGGTACTACTGCTTTTCGTATGGAAGGGGCGGGTGGAATTAATCAGGCCGCCGGTACGCTTGAGACAGTTGCAGGCGCCACAGGTGTAACTGGTGGTGGTGCGGCTCATAACATTATGCAACCTTCCTCATTTTTAGCCACATTCATTAAGTTATAAGGAGATAACAGAATGGCTTTTTTACAACAACAGGAAATACCACCCTTGGATGGCGGTAATTTCACCGGATCAACGCGTACGATGTCTGGAGTGGCGAGAACATTAATTCCAACAAATGACACGCAATATGGTGAAAAAATGCGTTGGATATATGTCGGCGTTACAGGAAATGTCTCATACGTTGCATGGGACGGTACAACACAGGTTCTGGTCGGGCTTGCCGCGGGCGTCTTTCATCCAATTTACTCTTTGCAGATTAATTCGGCTGGAACAACGGCGACAAGTATTGTGGTCGGAAGTTAAAAACTTAAGCTTAAGTTTTTTCAATGGAATGATTAATTTTAAAAAGGAGCTTCACAATGGCTTTTCAACAATACAATATTTCACCTTGGTTAACACCTGTACGTTTGGCTTCAACAAGCAATCAGACAGGAACCTATTTTAATGGTCCTTTAAATAACGGAGTTGGAGCTACATTTACTTATGCAACCGGTGCATTAACCATCGATAGCGTAACAGTAGAAGTGGGTGATCGCGTTATCTTAACGGAACAAACAGCCGCTAATGAAAATGGTATTTATGTTTGCACGACAGCAGGTGCTACAGGCGTCGCCGCTGTATTACAACGTTCGGCTGATCAGCAATGCATTGAACAATTGCATACTGGTTTCTACGTCACAGTGGCTGCTGGTTCCGTCAATGCTGGCGGTGCATTTGTCTTGATTGAACCAAAACCTGCGCGTCTTGGTATTGATGACCTTTTTTGGGAATCACAAGTGGCTGTTGGATCGGTCGTATTTAGCGGTCCCGCATCAACTGCGAATGCTTTGGTTGTATTCTCTGATACGTCAGGCAATATAAAAGCAGCTAGCACAGGTGTTACGTTAGGTCAAGCATTAACTATTACCGGTGCATTGGTTGCATCAGGCGCTATTACCTCTACCGCGGGTGATATTACCTCTGGATCAAGCGGTGATGCTGGAACATTTATTTCGTTCCCAGCAACCGCGGCTAACGGTACGTTTATTTTCTCAGCATTGAATGCAGGTGGCGCGTTTAACACGACACTTCGTAATTCCGTTATGGGTCAATCAAGCGTCATTAGCTTACCTGATCCGGGTGCGGCGACTGCTAATGTGTTGTTAGATGCAGGTGCGGCAAATATTCTTGCCATGCAAGAATTTGTTGGAATCAATAACGTTCTGACATTTGGAACTGGCACATGGACGACAACTCGTATTGCGCAAGGCAATTACGTATCACGTCATACGGCAGGTGATGAAACATCTACTATTGCAATTGATATTACACCGGCCATTCGTGTAGCTGCATCAAAAGGCTGGAGACTCGATAGTTTTGACTACATGTATTCTATCGGAACTCTTGCAATGGATGCGCACTCTGTTGTGTTGGATAGAATTGCTTACGCAAATAACGTCGCTGTCTCTGTCACTTCTGTTCCATTGACTGGCTCTTTATCTACAGCAACACAAGCCAATCCATATTTGACAAACGTCACTGTTACAACGCCAGCATTTGATGTAACAGCTGATAGCAAATATGTCATGGAAATTACAGCTAATAATGCTGCAACAACTGCGTTTGATTTTTACGGCGTCATGCTGCGTTTCTCTCAAACGATTGGTTAATGTTTTGGGGCGTTAATCGCGCCCCTTTATTTTGAGGTGCATATGGCTCCATGGACTGGCGGCTTTATACCTATAATTTTTTATTCAAGCATTGGTGGCGCTGTGCTTAATGACAATCAATTATTGACAGAAAATGATTTGGATATTTTGACAGAGAATTCAGAAACGATTCTGATTGAATCAGCATAAGGTGATTTATATATGATACCAAGTTTTTCTTTTTTTAATATAATATATGGTTGTAGTGTGAACCTGAAACATTTCTGCAATAGTATTAACAGTGATGTGTTTTATGTTTAACAATTTTCTTATCTCAAGAACATTTTCTTTTGTTAATTTACTGTTAGGCAACATTTTCATTGGAAGTCCTTCTAAATTATTTTTAGCGGTTCTTCCTTTTTTGTCTCGATCATTGGAATTTTCTTTTGGGGTTCCCAGAAATAAATGTTCCGGATTAACGCATGAAGGATTATCGCATTTATGACAAACCAAATAGCCTTCAGGAATCTCGCCGAAAAACATTTTATAAGAGTAACGATGCGCTTTCATTCTTTTTTCGCCGGTTGGTTTTATTCTTCCATAGCCATTTTTATCTTTTTGGCCAAGCCAGTTAATGCAGCCATTTTTATCAGGCGCAGAAGAATAATAAGCAAATCTTTCTTGGGTGGATCTATTAAAGGATATCTTTTTCATTAAAGTATTATATTGCCAATGGACGGCAATATCAACATAAGGGAGTATATTTTATGGCAGGGATCAAAATTTCAGCATTACCGGCGGTCGCAAGTGCATTAATCACGGATTATTTGCCCGTTGTTCAAGCAGGCGTTACAAGTCGAGAAACACTTCTACAAATTCGTACGCTATTCGGATTTGATTCAGGTACTGGATTATTGTCGATGGCTAGTGGTGGCACGAATGCCAACTTAACAGCCGCGCTTGGTGCTGTCCCCTATTCGACAGCGACTGCTTTTGCACTTTTAGCACCGGGTACGTTAGGACAGTTATTTAGATCAGGTGGAGCGGGTGCGCCTACTTGGACAACTTCTACTTTCCCAGCAACGGCTGGTACATCAGGAAATGTTTTAGTATCAGATGGCACCAATTGGAGTTCATCAGCTATTACAAGTATTACCGCATTGGGTGCACAGTCTCAAGCACTTAATATGAATAGTCATTTAATTAACAATGTGACTGATCCGGTAAGCGCACAAGATGCAGCAACTAAAAATTATGTCGATCAAACTGCCTTAAATGGAACAAATGTTTATGCAGCCTCTGCGGCAAGTTTAGGTACTGTTACACAATCAGGTGCAGGCGTAGGTGCTACCCTTACAAATGCTGGTGTGCAAGCCACGTTTGCGTTGGACGGCGTAAATCCTCCTGTGGGAAGCAATGTCTTAATTAAAAATACAGCCGTTGGTATGACTTCAGCAAATGAGGGAATCTATACTGTTACCTCAGTTGGGTCAGGGGCTACAAACTGGATTTTAACTCGCGCCACAACCTATGATACGCCGACTGAAATCAATCTCACTGGATTGATCATAGTTCAAAATGGATCAACTCTTGCGGGTACTGCATGGTATAACGCATCAACTATT